CAGAAAACGAAATAGAGTTACATACCGATTGTATGTTATGGGCAGGAAAGCGTAGTTACAAATGGTTATTGTCAAGATTACACGCAGCTGAAACCACAGGTGGTAAAGCTATCTTTGAGATGGTGTACCTTAACAAAGCATTTGTTGATGGTATTACTATGTTTAACTCTGAAGATATAGATAGTTGCAGAGATATTAATAGACACATAGGTCACATACCAGCAGGTACACACTTGATAGCAGGACTTGACCCAGCTTCTACAGGGTTCCAGGCTTGTGTATTGTGGGCTGCTGATACAGAAACAGGTAAGTTGTATCTAGTAGATATAGAAAACGAAGAAGGTGGTGGCATCATACAAGCTAGAGAATCTATAAAGAAATGGTATGAAAAATATAATTGTGCTCACTGGGTTATAGAAGAGAACGGATTTCAAAAAGCAATACGACAAGATGAAAAGATTAAAGACTTGTGTGCAAGGTTTGGTATCTATACTGAAGGACATCAGACCCAGAGAAATAAGTTTGACCCAATATTTGGTGTAGGTTCAATGGCACAGTTGTTTAAAGAAGGTCTGATTAATTTGCCTTATGGTGATGCGAATAGTGAAGTTAAGAGTAATATATATCGTAGACAACTAATTTATTTTTCTTCAGCTGCTAATAAAGCTAAAGGTAATAAAAGTTACAAATCAGATGTTGTAATGGCATCTTGGTTTCCTTTAAAAGTTATTAGAAGGTTAGGCAAAGAACGCTTGGCTGAGGTAGGATTAGATTATGAACCTAGTTTTGGAGATTGGAATATAAGCGATATGAATGAGAGTCCTTGGTAATGACACCTGAAGAAATACAACACGCTATAACTAATCTACATTTTGATAATCAAAGTGCGTACTCCACTCGTGGTCGTATTCGTGCGATTATGAATGGTGGACCTGATGGTATTCAGGCTTTACTAGGTGACCAACTAAAAGGTTTTCAAGACTGGCAAGTACCTGTACCTAACTTAATGATGTCAGGTTTAGAGCATCTATCACAAAAAATTGGTCGTATTCCGAACTTAAAAGTAGATGTACCCAATGGTAAAGATTCAGATAGAGCAAGAATGAAAGCTGAAAAGATTGGCAGAATCGTTAATGCTTATGATGATGTACAAAAATTAGAATTACAAATGCCACAAGTAGGTAGATGGCTACCAGGGTATGGTTTTGCTGTATGGGTTATTAGAGAAAGAAAAGATGCTAATGGTGTACCTTATCCTATAGCTGAACTTCGTGACCCTTACAATTGTTTTCCAGGGTATTTTGGTGCAGACCAACAACCTAAAGATATGGCTATTGTTCGTAGAGTTCCTAAAGAAGCCCTAGCAAGAACATATCCTAAGTATGCAAATCAGATAATGAGCAAAGATGCTTATAACACAGATTTCTTAGGTGTAGGTAGTGCGTATGCTTCTGCTTACACTGACCAGTACAATGGCTCTTGGGCTAACAGTAATGGTGATGGTGACCTTATTGCAGAGTATTACAACTTAGAAGGAACTTATATTTTCCATATGACTTCTGCAACTATTCTTGACTTCATACCAAATCCACTAGATAGTGGACCTGCATTTGTTATAGCTAAGAAATTTAGCTTTGACAGAATGCAAGGACAGTATGACCAAATCATAGGACTTATGGCTTCTATGGCAAAAATTAATGTGATGTCAATAATAGCAATGGAAGATGCAGTGTTTACAGAAACAAACATTTCTGGAGAGATAGAATCTGGACAATATAGAAAAGGTAGATTTGCAGTAAACTATCTTGCTCCAGGAACACAAGTTTCTAAACCTGCTTCTAATGTTCCTTATCAGATTTTCCAACAGATAGATAGAATAGAACGACAACTTCGTGTTGGTGGTTCTTACCCAGCTACTGATGATTCACAGTCACCACTTAGTTTTGCAACTGGTAGAGGACTTGAAGAGTTAGGTGCATCTATGTCACTTATGATTAGAGAATACCATACAGTTATGGCTGACTCTATAGAAATGATTGATGCTAAAAGATTAGAGTGGGATAAAAAAATGTATGGTGGTCAGACTAAAGCATTGTCTGGATATATGGAAAATACATTTTATTCAGAAAACTATGACCCTGACAAAGATATTAGTTCTTTTCAAACACGAAGAGTATACGGAGCTATGGCTGGTTATGATGAACCACAGAAGATAGTTACAGGGTTGCAATTACTTAATGCAGGTATTATTGATAGTCAGACTCTACAAGAAAACTTAGATGGTTTAGATAACATAGTTAGAGTGAATGAAAGAATTACTAGAGAGAAAGCAGACAAAGTTTTATTTGAAACATTGTTAGCACAAGCACAACAAGGTGACCCAAAGGCTACTATGACAGTAGTTCAAATAAGAAAGAACCCTGCTGATATGCAAAATATTTTAGATAAATTCTTTACTGCAGAGGAACCAGAAATACCTGAAGCAGAACAAAGTTTAATTCAAGGATTACCAGAAGGAGCTGCCTTGCCACCACAAGGTGCTCCACCTGGTATAGGACAACTACTACAAGGTTTAGGACAATGAAAGATATTAATAACGAATTTGCTGACATAGTCAATTTTTGTTTAGATGATGTTGATGAAATTGGTAATGATATTTTATTAGAAGAAAGATTATCTGAACCTACAATATACACTGACCAAATGCCACCAATGGTGTTTCCTTTTGGTTATATGATTATAAGTTCAACATTTGCTTTTTTTGAAGATGAAGAGGAAGAATGAGTAGAGCACCTAAATCACCTAAAGTTACAAAGACAGAATTAAATGTACCTCCTGCAGGTAGAAATTTTGTAAATAATAGCAAGATGGGTTACGGAGAAAAAGTAGAAATGCAAAGATTTTTAGATGATGCACCTACTGTTAAGAATGAAATTGTGACAGATACTGTAGCTCCACAACAAATACCACTTGACCCTGCTTTACAGAAACAATTAGATTTAGATGTCTTTGCTAGTACTAATAGACAAAATGAAGATGTACGCACAGGATTAGGTGTGCCTAGCAATATGAAAAGTACAAGAGAATTAGTACAAGAAATGTATGATTTGACAGGTGACCCAGACTTAGCCAGATTATTGAGTTAATATGTCATATTCAATATTTGATGGCGATATTGCAGATGATGATATAGCAAGAAAACAACAAGACAAAACAAATACACCTTCCACTATAAATAAAGAAATGGCTCAACAAGCTGCTTCTATAGCTAACAAATATCCAACACTCCCTGCAGGTGCAGTCGTAGGTGCTGCTCGTTTAAACATATCACCTGATGACCCAAGACTACAACAAATTGTTATACAAGATTCAATTCTTAAAGAAGAAGAAGGATATGGTGCTGTTAAAACTGCTGGTAAGTTTGCTAAAGAAAAAGGTAAAGCAGGTTTAAGAGGACTATTTCTTGGTTTCCAATCAGCTTGGGAAGAAGGACTACCAGAAAAAGTAAGATATTTAGAAGCTAGACAACAAGGTATGACACCAGAAGAAGCAAAAGCAGCTTCTGAAACAGAGTTATTTAAAGCAGGTATTACAGGTAAAGGTGACCTAGGAGATGGTTTATTCTTAGGAAGTACTGACCCAACAACTACTGATGAGTATAAAAATTTAGTTGAATCAGGTGTTAGTCCTACAGATGCAAGACAGTTTGTACTTGATAATGTTTTAGCACCACAGATATACGAAGAGCAAAGACTTAAAGCTGAAACAGGAGTTCAGTTCCAAGGTGAACGAAGAGCTAAGTTTGAAGCAGCTGGTGTTGCTCCAACAGTAACTATTGGTCGTTGGTTGTTTAAACCATTTGATGAAGTGATAGAACCAGGTACTAAAGCATATAGTTTTATGACTGGTGCTATTGATTTAGCTGCACAAATATTTGCTGACCCTATAGCTTTAGCGACATTTGGTTTATCTAAAGTAGGTAAACTAGGTAAAACATTTACTTCGTTACAAGATATGAAAAAATTTGAATCTAGTGGATTAGTGAATGCTGCTAGAAAAACTATACACGGACCTACTTCACAGGCATTTTTAGCTGGTGATGAAGGTTTAGTATTTAAAAAGTTTTTATGGGAAAATGCTGAAGATGGAAATGTTATTATCAAACGAAGTGGTGAACAGATTAAAGATAAAGAATTTCTTCTAGGACTTAGAAAACTAAAACAAAAAAATCCTAAAGCTACATATGATGATATTAACAAACAACTAACTGATTATGTAGATGATTACTTAGTCAATAAACAATTAACAAACAATATGCTTCCGACCATAGGAAAAAAAACAAATCGTTTAACAAAAATGATGGACAAAACATATGGAGCCAGGATGATAACTGGAGATGTAGATGGTTCATTAGTACAAATGACAAGGTTACTCAATCTAGCTACTGACCAATTAGATGCAGATGCTGCACAAAAATTAAATAGAAAGTATTTTAACAAAACATTAGATGCTTTAGATAGTGATGATGCTCCTACAGAAGTAGTAAATACTTTAGTTGAGTTTTTCCAAAAAGATTTTAAGAATCCTATTGTAAAAAATATGGGTGGAAAAATAAACAAAGATGGAAGTATATCTGGATTATCTGACTTTCAAGTAAAACTTATTGAAAGAGGTACTAATGTAATGGGTAAATTTTATGCTGATGGTGAAATGGCTAAGACTGCAGGTAGGAAATATTCTAATCAAGATTTACCAGTCACAGGTTTTTTACAAAAACTATTAAAGAAAAAAGGTAAACCTGTAAACGAGGAAGAGTTGTTAGTAAGTCCATTAACAATTACACAATTAGCTGATGAAATATTTTTACCAAACCCTACAGATTTATTAAGAGTAGGTAAAGCCTTAGATAGTAAATTAGGACCTGTTGGTAATCAATTCTTTGCTGGTGAAAGTGCAGATACAGTTCGTAGATTTATGGATAATTATTATGGTGGTTACTTTAAACCATTAGTACTACTAAGACCAGCTTGGACAGTTAGAGTTGTTTTGGAAGAGCAAATTAGAATAATGGCATCAGGTATTACTAGCCCTATTAGACATCCAATAGAAACTATAGCTAGAGCGTTTAATGCACCAAGAGAATCACAACTAGGACTACTAGGTTCGTTTGAAAATAATGCACAATTTATGGATGGAATGACAGAAAGTGCTGGTACATTATCTTCTATACGAAGAAGGTATGCAGGAGCAGGTACTTGGGGTACAGTTGACAAAGGTAAGAACTTTAACACTTGGAAGAACGCATCATTTAGAAATGTATTACAAGCATACTTTGACCCTTTGTCAAAAGAGTTAGCAGCTATACAAATGTTACCTTCAGCTAAAAGAGCAGCAGCATTAAAAGCCTTAAAGAAAAGAGCTAATACTAAAGGTAGTAGTTTAAACAATCATATTAAAAAAGTAACTGGTGCTAAATCACATATGTTTAATGGTGCAGGTAGACAGTCTGCTCCAGGCAAATCTTTGTCTGATGAATTTATAAACTATGTAAACGCTAACTTAGCAGACATAGCTGGTGGTAGTGTAAAAACTACAACAGCTAGTGGTGCTACTGCAGCATCAGGTAGATGGATTCAAGAAGGTGGTAACCCAGAACTATTACAGTTTATAGCTAGAAAAGATGCAGTTAATGATTTAGCTGGTTTAAAAAAAGTAGACTTTGATGCTTACTGGAGAGGTGAACTTACTGATAGCGAGTACGATAGAATTACTACACAACTAAGAAAAAACCAAGAGGCAATTAAAAAAGATTTTTTTGAAAAGTATTTAGATGTTTTACCTACAACAGCTAAAGCTGAATTATTTTCAGAAAAAAGAAGTGTCAATATGGCAAATGATTTTGTAGATAAAGCCTTTGATATTTTAATGTCTGTACCTACTAACAAACTATCTAGGTCTGTAGCATTTAAAGCTAACTATTGGAATAAAGTAGCAGAGATTGCTGGACATACAAACAAAGCAACATTAAACAAATTAATTAAACAAGCAGAAAAAGCTGGTATTAATACTGGTACGGCTACAGAAAGAAAAGCCTACAAGAAAATTACATCTTATAAAGAAGGTCAAGTAGGTGGAATTAATGATATAGAGATTGTAGATAAAGCAGCAGCTTCATTCGCACTAGGAGAAACTAAAGCATTACTTTATGATGTAACTACAAGAAGTAGATTAGGCAACTCTACTCGTGCGTTGTTTCCTTT